GTTAATAATTTATTATGAACTTAATAAGTAAGTAATACTATAAAAATATTTATGATTAATAAATGAGACTAATATGGAAGATTTTGATAGTCCTAAGTATTCTTATATTGCTTATTGCTATTATACTGCTAGTTGCATTCAGAAAAATGGTATTCAAAACTGAGAATAAACAACCTTTCAAAAATATATGGAAAGATACTGATAAATATGGTAGGAAAAACATGGATATTATATTACAAATATTCACAGACATAAACAAGGTATTCAAAAAACATAATATATCCTACTTTTTTATTTTTGGTAATCTTTTAGGACTTATGAGACATAACGACTTGATACCGTGGGATGACGATGTCGATATATGCGTGTCCAAAGAAGATTTCCAGAAGATACTCGATAGTAAACGAGATCTTAATAAACTAGGATTAGACGTTGAAAAGTTTCCAAATCTTGGCGTTGTCAAAAATATTTTACGTATATACAGAATTAATGCTGATCGCGCGATGCCAACAAAGTTATGGAAATCCACTTGGCCATTTATAGATATTAACTATTATGAAGATGAGGGAGATAATATCAATGTGATCACTCCCGGTGAACCTGATGAAATATATGCAAAAAAGGATATTTTTCCATTAAAACCATGGATTTTACATGGTATAAAAATATATATTCCAAACAACCCGAAAGCAATCCTCGATTATAATTATAAAAACTGGGATAAGGAGGTTGTGGAATCAGATACTATACACAGGGATTTCACATTTATAAAAAATCGGAAAAAGATACCGATGTCTCAATTGCAAGAAATAGACGATAACATATTTAACTCTGTATGGATCGTATCAAATAACCCAGATAAGAGACAAAAAGTACAGAACAAATTACGAGACGTAGGCATATCATCAAAAACATGGCCAGGAGTCAAACCGTCATCTAAATCATTATTGGATCTATATAAAGAAATTAACAATCCTAAAGTTTCAAAACAAGAGTTATCGTCTTTGTTATCTCATTATTCATTGTGGATGCATTTAAAAGAAAACAATTATCCGTATGCTATTATATTTGAGAATGATATATCATTTTCTCATAATATAAGTAAGAAGTTATTACTTATAGAATTGAACGAGAGTTCTGGATTTATATTACTTTTCTTGGGTCATAACAATGAAAAGCTTGTTAAAAAACATACTACATACGTTGGTCACGCAAACGGAAGACATGCATATGCTGTATCCAGAGCCGGTATATCTCAGTTATGTGAATTAGGTAATCAGGTGTTATCAAATCTTAATGATATGACAAATAAATTATGCAAGACAGAATTATGTTTCTTGTCCCATACAGACGAAGAGAGAGGAAATAATAAGGGAGGTGGTATATTCTTTAAACAAATAGATTTAAATGTATAGTAGTTATAGAATAAGTCTAACTTTGTAATGTCATCCATATTTGAAACAGTCTTGTTGTTCTTCCAGATGGACATGCTCCCATGGACATATCTGCAAGTTGTTCTTCTAATATTGGGAGCATGTCGTTCTCGTTGTCTTTATATAATTTAGATAATAGTATATCTGAAAGAATATCGGTTGCATCCATATTATTTTCTATTTGAAAATTATCTGAATTGGTACACATACTATTTATAATCAGAGTAAGATTACGCTTAGAGTATGTGTTATTTAACTTTTCAAACAGCAATTTAAATAGTCGTAACTTATTAGTATTATCGTTTACTTGGTTGCATTTAAATTGACCTTGTAAAACTGTATCATATGCATGCACGTTTATCATTTGTTATAACAAATGATAATTAAATATGCTAATATAGCATTCTATTAATATATCTTATCATTCTGCCAAATATAGATTTTCTTGTACGTATAACACGAGACGAAGTGGTAGTAGTTGTATTATGACCATCTGGCTCTCTAAACGTGTTATGTGACTTATCGCGGTATATTTTTTGTCTAGATTCTACAGTTGGGCATTTAGAAAAATATATAACCCGTTTCCAGATAATTTGTTGTTTGTTTGGACAATATTCTGTAAATATATCATATAATTTAGTATTATTATAATCTACATCTATTAAAAGAGTTCGACAATATGGACAATCGTCGTTAGAAATTAACCAAGAGTGTATACATTTGAAGTGAAACATGTGACCACATTTTGTTGTATATATAGATTCCATATCGTTCCACTCAAGTGGATTATTACTAGATAAATTATTAATTGTAGATAAACAAATACTACATTCATCCATTTAATAAAGATAATATATAATTATAGATATGAAATACTCGAACGACGAAAATACCTAAAATATATATTAAAAAATTAGAATATTGTTTGACACAAGACAAGAATCAAAGCGAATGAGACCACCAAAACATTGAATCGTATGTGTAAACATTTGGTTAATAACCAAAATAAAGCAGAAAACATTTTTCATGTATATTTCGTAGCATGTTTTTGGATTATTCATAAATATTGCTATGACGATCATATTTCTGGAGGAGTTATCTCGTATTACATGTATACATATCAAAGATATATGTAAAAGAGAGTTAGAGTTATTATTTTTATATAAATTTAATATTCGTGAATAGTTGTTTCACGACGTGTAGATATTTTATATCATCATGATGATATAAAACACATTATTATTTTACTATCCTATACTTAACAATGTCATCCAAATCTTCTATCTCAATAATATCTCCTATCGAAAAATCGTAAAAACGTGATATAGGTTCTGTAACATACATACAAGGAAAGTTTGTACCATATTTATCTTTAAATATAGTACTTTCATTTAGCGAAAGACGTGTATGTTTTGGCACGTAATTATGTTCAGTTATATTATACATTAACTCTGATTCACAGAACAATTCAACTTTCTTGTCTTGATTATCTATAGCAAACTTCTTAGCTGCAGGCGTTACACTAACACCATAAATAATTATGCAGTGGGTGCAATTTATAACATCCATCTCTCCAAGATATTGTCGTATATGTTGAACGGTAAGTTTGATATCACCTACAAAAATAACGGAAACTTTATCACCAGATGAATTGTTTGCCATAAAAAGCGACGAGGTATTGTCATTATTATGTTCAATTGTTGTATATCCTCGTTGATTCAACATTTGAATGCATGTATTATAAACTTGTTCTGTCATATTGTAATATTATATTCAACTTATACATTTTTTTCAATTTGAGACTGTTTGACATCTTTTAATGCATCTATTTTGTTCTTGAACTCAACCTTAATTCTTTCTATATACAGATCTTTTTCCTTCAAGGTTTCTTCGTGTTTCTTAGTTTCATTACTCATTTTTTTAGTGAATAGTATTTTAGCAGCAGCTATCTGTGATTTTATATCTATAATTGTTTCATTATAGTGTGTAGGTTCTTTTTTGGTGTTATCTAGTTCTTTTTTGGTGTTATCTAGTTCTTTTTTGGTGTTATCTAGCTCTTTTTTGGTGTTATCTAGCTCTTTTTTGGTGTTATCTAGCTCTTTTTTGGATGTATTCAACTTACTTTTAAGTTCTATGTCTAGCATAGAAATCTCTGCAGATTTGTCTCTAGATAACAGTTTAATATCAATGTTTTTTGATAGTAATTCTTGTGTAAGTTTATCAATCTCAATCGAGTTCTTATTCGTTAGAACGAGTTTTTGATCATTCATATTACGAGAAAAATCTTTCTGCATAGACATAATAGTATTATCTTTTGTCTTTATAGTTTCTTTGAGTTTTTTAATATCTTCTGCCTTGTGTAGATCGAGTTCTTTATAAAATATTCGTTGACGTCTATTCGTTTCCTCTATGAATTGATTGTGCATATTCTTAATTTCGTTGTTTTTCTTATCTAATTCCAACTCAATATTGTTAATCTTAATAGTGTTTTCTACACGAGCCTTTTCCAACGATGTATTCAAACTATTAATTGCCTGTTGTTTCGTATTATCATACAATGCCTTCAATGTAGTATTTTCGTCTCGTATACCATTGTATCTGTCTTCAAGTTCCTTTGAAATATCTAGTCTAATCGATTTTATATTGTTTAAATGTTCTATCTTAGTATTATTTATTTGTATATTATAGTTTTTGATTGTATCCTTGTATTTTTTATTGCTACTGTCGAGATCTTGACTATTTTTTTCATTTTTACTGATTTCAATATCTAATAAAGACTGTAATGATTGCTTTTTAGATTCGAATGTATTTTTTATTGTATGAAGCTCTAATTTTAACGAATTTACTTCATTTCTTAGTGAACAAATACTCTTATCCCTAATTTTAATATTATTTGTGGTCTCTTTATTTTGATTATCCAATTTAGATACATATTCTTTTGTACTAGAATTGTTATCTTCCGTTATACGTTTATTAAATAAACGTAATCGGTCTAGTTCTTTTTCTACAAGTTTAATTTCTGTTTCAAGTTTATTAATTGTATTATCTCGTAGTGAAATGGCTTCGTCATATTTACGTTTGGAATTTCTATCATTGCTATCTCTGTCAGCCTCCATATTGTTAGTAATTGTTTGGAATTGATTAAGCATTTCTGTTTGTTTACGTGAAAGGGCTTGGTCTATGTACTTCTTATTAAACTCTGCATCCTCAATGGCATCCTTGAGATTCTTGTTCAACTTTTTGACGAATAAATCGTGTTGTATTTTTAAAGCTTGTACGGTCTTGTTATGTTGTGAAATTTCTCGTTCTAACCTTTTATCATGTGATATTGAAGATTCATTAACAGCTTTTTCAACTTGTTTATTAGCTATAGATACTTTACGTTCCAGTGTTTTTATTGTTTCGGATAACGTTCTATTAAAATTATTCTTCATCTCGTTAATCTGATAATCTTTTGATGTAATTTTATTGACATGAATTGATTTAATACGTTGAATCTCTTTGTTTTTATCATCCTCTATAGTAGTTATTCTCCTATTCAATGAACTATTTGTTCTTTCTAACACCTTAATGTCTGATTGTTTGATGTCTAGTATACTCTTGATGTCTTTATTTTTTTTATCTTCACAATTCTTTTCAAATGTAGTTTTATATGTATTACATGATTGTATAATCGTATTTAAATTCACACGTTCTTTTTCGAAAGTTTCACGCATAGATTGTATCTCTTCTTGTGAATTGGAGAGATCAGTCGTTAATTTTTCTTCTCTCTCTAAGTAATATTTCTCTACAGATTCTTTGATCGTTCCATTCTCTTCCAATTTAAGGTCTAGCTTCTTTCGAAGGTTATTAACTATTTCAGTCAGCTTTGTAACAGTTTTATTGTTTGCATTTGAATAACGTTTCTCTAATTGTTCCTTATGTGCGCGGAGTTTATTATTAAATTCATTCCTCAATCTATCCTTTTCGTTATATAATATATCTTTAGTATTGAAGAGTTCTCTTTTTAGTTGATCTCTTTCTTCTAATATACTGACCATCTGTTCGTCGAAATATTCTTGTGATTTTTCCATACTATCTTGTTGTTCTTCCTTGGCACATCTGAGTTCGTATGAGTATTTTTTTATCTCTTTCTTTAATTTGTCTATATTTACTTTAGATTCTTGTACGGTGATATGTTCAATATCGCTAATCGAATTACTCTCAGCAATAGAAGTGTTTTTATTAGAATTTCTAGATTTATTGGATGTTGTTGAACTATTAGATATTATAGAATGTGAATCGTCGTCTATATCTCTAAGATTGCATCTTTGTACGTGAGAATCGTATCTATTCTCGTCTATATATGATTTATGACATCTATTACACGTATACATTTGACTGAAATATTTTTGTCTTTAAACAATTAAATTTACTATAATAAATGGAATATATTCCTTATTCACAAAACATATATATATCAAATAAATGTCCATATAATAAGATTCGAAATCCTGTCACAAACAGATGTGTATTAAAATCTGGAAAAATTGGTAGATCTATACTAGACACAAATAAAACTCGCAGTAAGAGTAATAAAACTCATAGGAAAGGTAATAAAACTCATAGGAAAGGTAATGCATGTCCGGAGGAGAAGGTTCGCAATCCAGTTACAAACAGATGTGTATTAAAATCTGGAAAAATTGGTAGATCTATATTGGATACAAATAAACCTCTTAGGAAAAGTAATGTATGTCCTCCGGATAAGATACGTAATCCCGTTACAAACAGATGTGTATTAAAATCTGGAAAAATTGGTAGATCTATAGACGCAAATAAATATAATCCGTCTATTAACAATCCTGTTACAAATAGATATAATCCGTCTATTAACAATCCTGTTACAAATAGATATAATCCGTCTATTAACAATCCTGTTACAAATAGATATATTCCTAGGAATGTTGTAGTTGTAGAACCAGCTGATACAGGTCTTATTTTGCCATCAGGTGGTAATATTGAAAAAATAAATCAATTAATAGAGATTGGATCTCCATTAGTAGCAATGTCTGGATTCTTATATCTTATGGAAAGATTCCCTAACGATTGTACAGTTTTAGCGGACGTTGATGTGTATAAAAAGGGTCGTCTAAAATTTACAGATTTCGAGTTCACTTATATACAAGACAAAGGCATAAAACCTCCTAAAGGTTTTTGGAAATCTGTTAGAAAATGTAACAATAAACGATTTATATTGATGCCAATGAACATTGTGTGTAGTAATGGACAGTCGCATGCAAATATGTTATTATATGATGCCAATAAAAAGAGTTTAGAAAGATTTGAACCTAATGGAATATTAACCAAGGAAGAAGATGAGTGTTTGTCAGATATTGACATAGATAAACTCATTATAAAAGCTTTTACTACAAATCTAGGAAAAAAGTTCATTACAGAGTATCACGCCCCTACTGACTTTTGTCCCAGAATCGGAATTCAATGGATACAAACTGCTGAAAACATAGGAACAACATCAGACCCAGAAGGATTCTGTATGGCCTGGTCTTTCTGGTATGCTAATTTACGTCTCGCTAATCCAGATTTGGATAGATCATATGTTTTAGATGTATCTATTAATACTATAAAAAATATGGATGTTACATATACAGATTTCATTCGCACTTATTCATCTGCAATTCTAGAATATCACAGAGAACTAGTAAAGAGTAAAGATTCTATTAAAACATTTATAAAATACAGTAAGAAGTTTTCCGATTGATAAGAAGGACATCGTTTTACATATAATAATAATCTGTCATATTGATATGACAGATTATATGACATAAATACTAATTTAAAATAACAATATAAATGTATAAATGCCGCCAAGAAGAATAAAAAATGAGGATATTAACAATCCTATTTATAATAAGATCAAAGATGGAAACACTAAAAGAAACAAAAAGGTAAGTCGTGAAAGCGACATATTCAATAACCCAATGATAGACAAAGCACGTAGAACAATACCTAAAGAACAACAGACAAATTGGGAAAAAATTGGAAAAGAAATGTATAATAGTGTTGATTTTGTTGATGCTGATGGAAAATCTCAGACACTTCCAGAAAGTATGGTAGAAGGAGCTGCGTATATTGTAGAGTCAATTACCAGCGGAATGCATATATATTATTTAGAAGAGAATGAGATAGATTTACTTGCAGAGATTTATGGTAATAAATGGTTTGAACGATTCGGATATACAGAAAAAGACTTATCAGAAATACACACGTTTCCTGAACAGAGTATACTGTCTAGTCTCAAGCAATAAGTTCTTAATAGACATAAATAAACATTGTTATAATAAATATGAACTATTTATTGATATTGTCATTAATAACATTGAATATAGCATTGTTTTTTGTATCTGGTGTAGTTGTATTTGAAACTGAAACTGAAACTGAAACTGAAACTGAAACTGAAACTGAAACTGAAACTGAAACTGATTAAAGTTTAGTAATGCCATAATATAGATAAAACATTTTATTATAAGATTTATAAATCTTATAATAAAATGTATAACATAGAAGATCGTCCAATGACTAAATATTCATATTCAACGTTGAATGAAACCAGTAATTTTACATGTATGAATAGTTGTACATGTAAAATGGGTAATGAACGTTCTAAATACGATATTGATATGTTTGAAAAATATCAAGCAGGAATGAATATGACCACAGAAAACGCGAATTCGCGTTGTAAAAATAATAACAATTAAACATAGTTCATAATAACAAATGTACCATAAACGATAATGGAATAAAGTGTATATGCACTCGACGGAACAAGTCAACTAAGTTAACTAAAAATTTCATAATATATCTAAATCGGTTCAACATATTCTTGATTATAACGCGAATTAGAAAATTTCCAGTACTCAGGAGAACCAAATCTAAAGTCTGGATATTCCTTATCCATATCAGGAGCTTTGCAGAAGTAAACACAGTCTTCCCAATTATTTGATGTAGTTCTATTATGTATATACAATGCTGTAAAATCACTAGTTACTTGGTCCAAAAGCTGACAAAATGTTGAGAAATCGGGAATAATACCTGCATAGTTTTCATGTAAACGACGTCTATTCTTTATATTCGGTTCGCGAAATATAAAAACACCATCTACACAAGTACGAATAGAAGGATCAATATCCATAGAGTATTGTAATGAGAGGATGTATAACAACTGTGAATGACGACCAATTTTATATAATTTATGTTGTATTTCACTGTTTAACTCTGAAGGACGGTTTGTACAATCGTCTATGATTAATGCCGCCCATTCATTTTCAAGATGACTAATTGATAATTGTTGTCTTTTCATTACTTCTGTAATACTATCTTCATCATAATCGTTATATACAAACAAACTAGGAAAATACTTTTTAAAATCATGATTAAGAGTTTCTGACCCACTCATTGCTATTCCTACAGGTATCAATGCCTTCTTACACCATAACAAGTACTTTATCATATTAGATTTTCCAACGCCAGGCTTTCCTATCATTACCAAACGGAATCCTTTTTCTCGTTTATGAACAGTTTTTGGACTTGGGTCAATTATATCGGGATTAAATTCGTTTATATATACTGTCTGTACAAGATCTTTACTCATTTTGAGAATTTGATTTGACTTTTTAAATGAGAAATATTAAACCAAATCTATGCATCATGATGAGTAACATATTATACCATATATTAACATAAACATTATTGTGAAAAATCCAAGATAAGGTACAAAGAAACTAATCACCAATAGTACCATTACAGTTACAGACCATCTTCTTTTCCTACCACAATGAATGGTAAAAAATATCGCAAACGGTATAAATATTAACATAACTATGGTAGATATTATAAGAAGGAGAACTGCAATATTATTAGATCTTTTTGCTATTGCTACCCAGTTACCGTAACCCTCATTTGTAAGAACGCTATCATACTGATCTCTTGTTTTTTTATAATTTTTCCATGATGTTTCGATGATCATTTATATACAAAAATATAGATTATAATCAATTAATAAAGACATGAGAATTAGACCATTGTACACAGGATTTACAGAAACACATCTATGGAAAGCATTTATACTTAATGCTGTAGCAAATAGTATTATAATTTTTTTAGCTATATATTTAAAAGAGAATTTTAACCATGTTTACGACAAAGACGGTAATGATATTACTATAAAAAATACATGGAAAAGTACAGTTATAACAATGGGAGTAACGTTCATAGCCACCATGTCAACATATGTATTGTTATGGTTTTTAATCGGTTATGGTAGAGGTCAGTTAAGTCCTAGAAATAATTATACTATATGATCGTATATGAAACAGTGAAATTATACTAATTTCACTGTTTCATATACATTTAATTTTATATAGGATCACTCCAATAATTATTATGAACACTGGGAGATGTATTATTGACAAATACTACACCAGTTGTAGACGAATCTTGTACAATACTATCTTTTTCAAGGAGAAATATAAATACACATATACCAAGACAAATAGATATTATACTAGATATAGATGATACTTTTCCTATATCTACCTTAGTTTTAGACTTGCTTACCTGAGTCGTCACGCAATTAAATTTTGAGAAATACATTATTGTAAAGCAAATACAAAACGATATGACTATAACACCTAAAGACCATGAGATTGATTTGTTTGATTGATTCATATTCTTTATATTATTCAATCTATTTCTTTACGCGAATATTTTTCGATTTTTCGACTATATCTTCCTCGTTCTCTGAGTCGTGATCACTATCAACAGCATGATTTTCCGATTCTGATTGATGCTTTGATTTCATATATATAGATATCTTTCCAAGACTACCTACCGATGATTTAAACAGTAAGGGTAATCCTTCCTTTGGAAATATTTGCATATTATTACTTAATCCAGATATTTTTGCGATTCTATTTAACATCTCTGTCTGAAAATCCTGACAATACTCTTGATTCTCGTCATCAGAATCTTCGTTATCAGAATCAACACCGTTTTCTTCTCCAAATTTAACATCCTTAGAGTATGTATTAGATGGATCTGATTTAAATTTAATAAAAAATCCCTTCGAGTAAATAGTAATAGTTGACCCAATGGTATTCAACTCTTTTGTCATTTTTTGATACTCTGAAGAAGGCACTATAACAGGTTTACCGTAACCTGTTGGAAATTCTGTATCTATATATTGCATTGATTGAATCTTCACTTTAGATGTAGTAACCCTACTATTATTTTCTTTTGGAAATACTCTTATACCCAAATCTTCAGGGTATTCGTCGTCAATGAATAATTCGAGTGAATCTTTCTTCTTAATTGTCTTTAACATCTTATGAAGATGTACTAGGTTTATACCGATATATTTCGTATCTTCTTTGAATTTATAAACGGAAAAGTTATCACTGTCTAGATCAAGATGAATCAAAATTTGATGGTAATGATCTGACATACATAGTTTAATACCACTGTCAGAAAGTTCAAAGCACGCTTTTCTAAGATTATTTTGTAATAGTTCGCAAAGTACTTTAAGAACGTAAGCGTCTTGGGTTTTACATCTAAATATTGGTGCCATTTGTTTTATTTTCATATCGACTTTAAATCAATATAAAAAAATATTGCTATCGACTAAATAGTATTACAATGGAACATTTTGACGATAGCAGTGTTGCGTATTTGGAGAACGAAGATTTCGACTCCAAAGGCAACCTTTTAATAAATACAAACGGTAAACCAGTTTGTATAATGTTACAAGGGTCTTTTTGCGGTTATTGTACACAGATGAAACCAGAATATAAAAAGTTTGCAACTACCCTTTCTGATAAAGTTTTTATGGCCACAGTACATATAGATGGAAATGAAAGCGAACAAAAGTTAAACAAGCGTTTATCAACATTTTTACCTGATTATGAAGGAGTGCCGATTGTACTGGGTTATAACAGCGATGGTAAATACGTGAAGACTCATGACGGTAAAAGAACAGCAGAAGCTCTTGAGGTATTTTCTCGAGAGTTGTAAGAGAGGATCTTCATTATTTATTTATAAATTAGATTATAATTTATAAAAACTTGTATATAAGAAATAAGATATGATCAAAGTAAACAGCACTGATTTCCCTATATATCTTATGGATAGCGAAGAGAGTGTAAAAGAAAGAATAGCGGTAGAATTCTCATCACTTCCTAAGTATCTTCATTTCAAAACAGAACTAAAACTGGAACCTAATGATAATAACGAAGTGACGGATATTCTTGCAATAATTAAAAAGTACGGTAATACTGTTGATTTCAATCAATTGTATAAGAAGGTATTACCATTGATGAACCAGCAATTAAATATAAAAAATGACATATTTGATGTATGGTTAGCTTACAATAAAGAAATACCTGAAAAGGTCAAATCACGTGAAAAGGAGTTTAATATGGAATATTATACAGAGCTTGACGATATGAAAAAAATCATGGGCGATTATAATATAGATAAGGAATATTTCAAAAATTTTATTAGATCTGATATGACACGTATAAAAAGACGATTGGAAACTAAAATAATTGCGATGAAAAGTTCAATACAAGAAAGTCTTCAAATATTCAACCAATTTGAATTAATTAAAGAAGGTGTTCATTCAACTGAATTTGAAATAGAATCGGCTTCATTCAACATTATTTTAAATATGGATACGACTTCCTTAATGGAAATGTTTAATATGCTAAAACTAGACAGTACTATACCATTCGCTTCATTTAATAATTATTTCAAGGTAATAAAGGATTTTACACCCATTACAGGATGGGGGCAATCTACAGGAGAGGAAGTAATGTTACGTGTACTACAGAAAAGATTTCCCAAGGAAATTGATGACGATGATTATTCGTACGCATTTATACAAAATAAAGATGATACAATGTTATTGAATATTAACATTAATCCATCGAAGTTGAACATCAAAAAAGACGAATATATCAAAAGAGTTTTCAATGTATTGGGGGACATACCTACCATAAAAGAGACAGAAGACAATGTAAAAGGTCTATTTTATATTCCAGGGCAAAGTTTAAATAAATACGTATTAAGTGATCTCATAATGAATAACCAAATGTTCTCCAATTTTTTAGTTATAGACGAACATGATAAAATGACTAAGAAGAGATCTGAACTAATTGTAAAATTTAAAGACAAAAAGAATGGATTGATAACAGCTAATATTACAGAGAAATTTAGAGAAAAGTCTGATGAAATTAGTAATAAATCTTATAATATATTCCCATTAGGCGGTATATACCTCCGGGTACATGTTTCAACATCTAGGAATATGGAAGTAGTTCGTAATTTCCAGGATATTCTGTCAAAGCTATTCAAAATATATAATAGAGAATATACAACCATAGTTGATATATATAGACAATATATACCAGACTTTGCCATATCAGATAAAAAAATCCACACAATCACTAAAAAATCCAAACAGCGTTTTAGAGATGTTGCTCCAAAAGAATTGTACAATCCTGCAGGTAAAAAGGTGCGATTCGACTGTAACAATAAACCGCGTATTGTTACAAAAGAAGAGGCAGAAGAAATTAAAATATCTGGAAAAGGAGATTATATGATTTATCCAAAAGATACTGAATACATGGATAAACAATACATGGTATGCACAGAACATAAGGATCACCCATACCCTGGATTAAAGGTAAATCCATTTGCGAGTAAAGATAGACTCAGATATTTACCATGTTGCTTCATTGATAACCAAAAGAATAAGAATGATTCGTACTATAGAAAATATTATGATAATATAATAGAAACAGACACAAGTAAAGGAGGTGGTGGCAAAGATCTCATTACTACAAAAAAATTTGTTAATATCAAACAACCAGGTGTTTTGCCCGAAAACATAACTAAATTCTTCGATAATATTGATCCTCTTGGTACATATTATAGAGTAGGTATGACTAGATCAAAAAATAGTTTCTTAGAATGTGTTCTTGATGCTCTAAGTTTAGGAATTTTCAAAGAGGAAGATACACCTGATATATCTAATCGTAAACGAGAAACTTTGAAAGAAAGACTACTATTAGTAAAACTTGCAGGTACTGGTATATGCAGACAAGAATTGTACGATAGTACTACGGAAGAAATACAAAAAATGGTACAGGACGAGAATGTATACCTTGATCCAAAGTTATTTATTCGATTGATAGAAACACATTATAAATGCAATATCATTATATTCGCAAGAGACAATGATAACGAGAGAGGTCATATGTCATTACCTCGTTTTTCGCAATCATACCTTAAAAATAAGAATAACAACCCGTGTATATTTATTTTCGAACACATGGGATCAACATCTAATATGGCCGATTATCCTCAGTGTGAACTTATCATTAAGAACGTGAATAACGAAAAATCTTTCTACTCATTTCTGGGAAATGATATTGTGTCTGAAAAAGTCAAAAAGATGTTCGAAAAGATCAGAATTGCATACAAAGACAATAAAAGTATAAAAGAAACTGTATTTGATAATCACGAATCTCTTAAATTTATCTCTCAAGTAATTGACCCATGTGGAAAATGTCGAATTTTACATTCTAAATTCGACAATAAAGATATATCACTCATTATAGATCCAATACCTCCCTTGGCAATTCCAGAAGTCAGGAATGTAAGCTTGAAAAGGATAGATTATACAACAGCTAAATCGTTAATAGACACGCTTGGAATGATACTAACAGAGCAAGCTGTTATTAAAGGAATATCAACAGAATTAATATGTAAATACGGTAACGTTACGGTATCAATTCCTATAAACAATATAACACCATTAAAATCAATAAAAATATCGAATAAAACGATACTAAATACAACCAATTTATCTATTTTAGACTCATTCAATTACAGAAAGAAAACAGCGCGATATATCACAGAGTATATTATATGGTTATTCTCTAAATACCTATATTCTAATGGTATTAACTATATAGACGACCAGGTATTGAATGATTTTGTAGAGAAAAATATAGAAGTAAATACATCATTTAAATATGGAGACGTACCAAAAAAGTTTTCAATGAATAGTAGCTTAATGCAAAGAGGTAAACTTATTATCCGTTCAGAAGAAACTCTTAAGAGATTGATATACGTATTGCGTATAGAATTAATTCGTCGAAGAAAAAAGGTTATTAATTATCACTCTCACGATATGATAGATAATTATTATATGGATATAACCGATTTTGACCATTACCCTTTTCAAACAATTATTTATGGTGATGATTCGGTAGATAACCTCATTAAGGAGAAATATACAAAACAATTCACTACACATGATATGGTAATTCCAAATTTGAAGATACCATATTTCTTTAAAAACAAGTTGATATCTAGAAAGATATTCCTAGCTCAGAATACTTCGTCTATGCCAGAGGCATATAATATTGTATATAACTGGCACGAATTTAAATATAATCCTGGATACTTTAATAAAACAGAAGAACCTTTGAAAGGTACTTTATATTCTTATAAAAGTACTTCCGACATATCTGTATTTGTTATAGATGGTAAAGAAAACAATTACGATATGAAGATAATTGGATATAAGTATATGGAAAATGATAATATAACGACAGGGTTTACAGTATTGTTACCAATAAGATGATATCTTATATTTACAAGAATACAAGATTTCTGGTAAAATTTTAACTCTACTTTAACCATTTATATTTTTTTGAAATATCCATCGACAAGTTCTGTATTATCTTTTACTGAAAAACAATCTACTGTTGTATTTATTAAATAATCATCCCTAACTATATAAAGCAAATGTATCAAGATCCCAATCACTGCGGTAGGTACCTCGAGCATTTAAAGATCTCATATGAGGATTATGTCTGTCATAATACGAAACAGCGTCGTTATTTGTTTTGAAATATCCTTTCATATATCCAACATGTTTTATTTTACCTCCTTGAGCAATCCAGTCATCATCTCCTTCTTTTTCTGTAATAAATTCCAGAACTTCGAGGACATACCATTTGACATTATATATAATTATATATAATTATATATAATTACCAAACACCTCCTCTACTACAAATACGACACGTTTTAACTTTATGAGCTCTAAATACCATATAGAAGACTGTTATAGCCACAAAACTAAGGATTATAACTGTCCCTCCAACCCACGTACGAATCTCGCATGTAAATACATATTCTAGCGTGATATAGTATGTAGATAGAAGTATAATCATTTTTGCCACGAATTCCGGTATATTCATATTTATTCTAAACAATATAACATTTGATCAAAATGAATATTAAGACTAAAAACTAATAAAAAAAAACAACAATATGCACAAAAAATCAAAACGCACTGATATATATCAGGACATGGAAAAGGACGAAATTGGTCATGTCCTAATCCGCCCAGACATGTATGTAGGGTCTCTAAAGAAGAAAAGAACTATAAAATACGTTGCAACAAAAGAAGATACCTCTTATCGTATTAATCCGAAAGAAATATATATATCAGAGGCTTTTGCAAAGGTATTCATGGAAGTGCTTTCTAATGCGGCAGATAATGTACCAAGAAGTTTTAAAAACAAAACTCCGTGTACAAAAATTATGGTTGATTTTAATCAAGAAACAGGAGAAACAAGTGTTTGGAATGATGGAAGATGTATTCCAATTGAAAAAAGAGAAGACGGACGTTATCCTCATACAATGATTTTTGGTCATTTTAGAACAGGAGAGAACTATAACGACGAAGAAGACAGAGAAGGAGTAGGCAGAAATGGGGAGGGTTCAAAATTATGCAATGTGTTCTCTACTAAATTTACTGTAGAAGGTATTGATCCAGAAGAAAACAAGAAATTTTCTCAAACATGGACAACAAATATGCGGAACCCCGAGACGCCAAAGGTTGTTAACTGTAAAACTAAAAGCGGATATACGCGTGTTACGTGGATTCCTGATTTTAAACGATTTGGTATGAAAGGATACACGGATGACGTATTAAGTCTTTTATATAAATATGTTATCGATGTGGCAAT